CCCAGCCACTCCTACAGGATCAGCAAACTATCTGGAAGTTACAGAGTTATCTGTTGAACCAGTTGTAAGTGATGAAGTGACCTTAGATGTAATTCGTCCTTATCTAGGTAATTCTCAAGTTTTATTGGCAAACCAAAGAGTCAATATCAATTTTTCGTGTTATTTAACAGGATCTGGTGCGGCTGGCACACCTGCTAAGTGGGATGCAGCCATCCTTGCATGTGGAACAAATAAGGCGGTAGTTTCTACTACTAGCGTTACTTACACTCCAGAAAACACATCTACCTTTGATAGTGCAACGATCTGGTACTACACAGATGGCATTAGGCATCAAGCAAACGGTTGTCGAGGAACATTTTCGATTACGGCTGAAGTTGGTCAAGCTCCTTTGCTAAATTTCCAGATGCAAGGTGTATATGTTGCTCCTTCAGATACAGCAATACCTTCAACGACTAAATCCAACCAAGCTGAACCAGTCATCTTTAAAAACGGAAACACTTCAGCGTTCTCGATCTTTGGTTACTCAGGGATCTTGCAGTCTTGGTCCTTCGATATGAACAATACTTATAACTACAGAGAGTTAGTTGGTGGTACTAAGGAGGTAATGATTACAGAAAGAGCACCTTCTGGAACCTTGCTTGTAGAGGCTCCAGCTCTGTCAGCCCACAACTTTTTTACTGATGCGACAGGTAGTTCAACAGGAACTAACACCTGGCAACATTCGGGTGGAGCTGGAAATATAGCAACGGTGAGTTGTCCCCAGTCAGACTTCAGTGCTCCAACTTATGAAGATTCTGATGGTGTTGTTATGATGAATCTTCCATACATGGCAACTCCTACAAGTGCTGGAAATAATGAGTGGAGTCTTGTAATGACTTGATGTTTCTATTATTGTTGCGTAAACAATACATTTTTTAATGGCTTTAATTAGAAAGAAGGTCACTTCAGTTAAGTGGCCTGTTTCCATTAGTTCACCTGCTGATGGTGGAACTTGGAAGGATGAATCCTATACAGGTACTTTTAAAAAAGTAGGAATTAAACAAATTGAAGAATTAGCCGATAAGGGTGATCCTCAACTAATCAGAGAAGTATTAGAAGCTTGGGAAGACATTAAAGATGAGGATGGTAATGAGATTCCATTTAGCACAGAAGAATTAGATCTCTTTTTAGATGATGTTAATTTCATTAAAGGAACAGTTCAGGCAATTATTGAAATGCAAAAGGGAGCTTCAGAAAAAAACTAATAGAGGCTGCTGAGTATTGGGCTGGTAAAGGTGTTGTCATAGATGAAACCTATGAGGACGCAATTGCACTCGGAGTCAAAGGAGTCGAAAAGCCCAAAGAAGATCACATTGAGATATGGGAGGAGAACTGGGAGATAGTGATTATGTTTTTACGTCTATCAACTCAGTGGAATTGTTCTATGAGTGGTTTGATTGGTTTAAAATATGAGGTATTAGAATGGTTTTGTCGCCTATACTTAGTTGACGATTCCAGAGCCATGCTAGAAGGTATTCAAATCATGGAAAGGGCAGCGTTAAACGTCATTAACGAGAAGGATAAATAAATGAGTTCACAAACTAGATTTGAAATTAGAGCTGCCGTCAGAGGCATCAAGGAAATAGATCAATTAAAAAGATCTATAAAACAATTAAAGACAAACACAAAGCCAGCAGCACTTGTAATAGCTCAATTACAAACAGAAGCTAGAAAACTTGGGAGTCAAAGTGATGTTACTGAGAACGAACTAAGAACTTCTATTAATGTTTTTAAAGAATTAAGAGCAAATGTAGCTTTAACAGGAACACAATATAAAGATTTAACTGCGGATATACAAAAGGCTGAAGCCGCTTTAGCAAAAGCAGCCATTACAAGTAAAAAATCAAATTTTAGTTTTAAATCTGCTGCAAAAGGATTAGGAGCCGTAGCTGGTGCTGGTGTCTTTGGTGGTCCTGAAGGTGCGATAGGTGCAACTATTGGCTTACTTATGCCTGGTGGCGGGGCTGCTGCTGCTTTGGCTGGTGGTGCTATCGGTGCTCAAGTTGGCATGGCTAGGAAAGCCATAGGTGAGACTGCTGAATATGCTGCTTCTCTAGGATTGCAAAGAAAGGCTTTAAGCCTGGTTATTGCCAATACAGATGAGTATGCAAAAGCACAAGAATTTTTATCTAAAAAGAGTAAAAAATTAGCTATTCCACAGGATGTAATTGTTAGACAATTTACTGCTTTAACTGCTTCTGTTAAGGGTGCAGGGAAGAGTACAGAAGATGCACAAAAGGTATTTGAATCTATAGCTTCTGGTATTCGTGGTACTGGTGGAAGCCTAGAAGACATGAAAGCGGCGATGACTGCGACTGCCCAAGTATTCAGTAAGGGCAAGGTGTCTGCGGAAGAATTGCGACAGCAACTTGGTGAGAGACTTCCTGGTGCGTTTACCATTTTTGCGGAGTCAATGGGTAAGACACCCGCCGAGTTAGATAAGGCGTTAGAGGGTGGAAAGGTGACGTTAGATGACTTTATGAAATTTGCTGATGTGTTATTTAAAAAGTACGGCAAAAATGCAGAGATATTAGCCAAAGGTCCAGAGGCAGCAGGTGATCGTTTTGCAACAGCTATGAGTGAGTTTAAAGATGTTATCGGTTCTACTCTTATTCCTATAGGTGCAGCTTTTCAAAACTCAATTGCAGAGATGGTTACTCAAATTGGTGAGTCAGAAGATGCTCTTATGCTTTTGAAAGGAACATTCCAAGTGGTAGGTGCTGCTGCATTTTCAACTTTTGCTGCTGTACGTTTTTTAGCGAGATCACTAATTGATTTAACGACAATTGCTGGTGAAGTAGCAATGGGTAATTTCGGGAAAGCTATGGATATAGCAAAAAAAGGTCTGGAAGATACAGCACAGCAAGCAAAGAAAGATTGGGAAGCATTAGCCTCAATGTTTAATGGGGAGAATTCTGTAACCAGTGCAATTAACAAAACAGAAAAAGCTACAGAGGACTTAGGAAGTACAAGCCTAGACGTTTTCGCCAATATGAAAGCTGGTGTTACTGCTTATAAAAATTCAATATTAGATGTAAGTAAACAAATAGAAAATGCGACTAAAGCTGCTTTCACAAAAATGGAAGATGCTTTGGTCAATTTTGTAATGACAGGAAAAATGAATTTTAAAGAATTTGCTCGTTCTGTTATTGGTGACATCACAAGAATATTTATTAGAAGTCAGATCTTAGGAATGTTTGATTTCTTAGGGAATAAATGGGGTAATTCTCTTTCTGCTGATAGAAAATTTTCAGGACTTGGCCCTGGTTCTGCTTTAAATACTACTGGTGCATTGCCTAAAGGAGCTAATGGATTAGTCGTTGCTCAAAGCGGTATTGTTCCTTTCGCTAGAGGAGGCATAGTTAACAAGCCTACCTACTTCCCATTTTCTAAGGGAGTTGGCCTGATGGGAGAGGCGGGACCAGAAAGTATAATGCCCCTAAAACGAGGTAGTGACGGGAAACTTGGCGTTATAGCTCATGGTGGTGGTACTTCAGTAGTCGTTAATGTTGATGCTTCTGGTACTGAAGTTCAAGGTGATCAAGGTCAATCAGCCGCATTAGGTCGTGCAGTATCTTTCGCAGTAACTGAAGAGATCGCTAAACAAAAACGACCAGGAGGGCTTCTCTCAGCAGCATAACTATGGCTACTTTTACTTTTCCAAGTGTTGAGGCATCCTATGGATTGTCTAAAACATCAAAGCCAAATATAAGAACATCACAATTCGGTGATGGATACCAAGCTCGTATCCGTTTTGGAATGAATCAAAACCCAAAGACCTGGAACCCTGTTTGGAAGAATTGCACTGAATTGCAAGCCGACCAAATTGAGAATTTCCTTGATGCGAGAGCCTCAGATACAACAGGACTTAATTCTTGCTTTAATTGGACTCCTCCAAATGAATCTAGTTCTAGTGTTTATATATGTCTTAAGTGGTCTAAGAAAATGGATTATCCTGGCTATGCAACGATTACAGCAACTTTTCAAGAGGTATTTGAACCCTAATGGCTGTACCTGTTAGTGAGTTACAAAACGCTGGCCCTAGTGCCATTATTGAACTTTTTATTCTTGAATTGATTCCAGCAATTCATGGTTCCAGTACTGTTCATAGGTTCCATAGTGGTAGAAATCAAAACGGCAATGGAAATATTGTTTTTGCTGGTCAGACTTATACGGCTCTTCCTGTTGAAGCTGAAGGTTTTGATTACGGAAAGCAATTACCAAGACCAAAACTAAGAATTAGCAACGTATTAGGTACGATTTCTACTATTCTTGCTTCTTTAAGCATGGGCTTAGAGGGTGCAAAAGTAACAAGAAGAAGAACGCTTTTAAGATACTTAGATCATTCTAATTTTCCTCTTAGTAGTAGTCCTTACACTCCTGATAGTTCCGCCTTGTTCCCAGATGAGATTTATGTGATTGATCGTAAGTCGTCTGAGACAAGAGATCTTGTTGAGTTTGAACTAGCTGCGAAAATAGATGTTATGGGTGTTCGGCTACCTAAAAGACAAGTTTTACCAGAAGAATTCCCTGGTATTGGGTCGTTTTATTCATGACTTGGAAAGATAAGGCTTTAGCTCATGCAAAGGGAGAAGACCCCTATGAATCTTGTGGTTTATTAGTTGTTGTTAAAGGAAAAGAAAAATATTTTCCCTGTAAAAACTTGGCAGACGAGCCAAAAGATATGTTTATCATTGATCCAGAAGACTGGGCAAAAGCCGAAGACACGGGACAAATTGCAGCGATTATTCATAGTCACCCTGTCACATCACCAGAATTGTCGATGGCAGATAAGGTATCTTGTGAAAAAACAAAACTTAAATGGTATGTCGTTCAACCAAACTTAGAGCAATGGGTTGAATATGAGCCTTGTGGTTACAAAGCACCTTTGATTGGTCGTCAATGGGTTTGGGGTGTTAATGACTGCTGGAGTTTATGTAGAGACTATTACCATGATAAATTAGGTATCACTTTAAGAGATTGGGATAGACCAACGAGTTCAGATGCCTTCTTATTAAATCCATTCTTTGATCGTTCATTTCGAGCTACAGGGTTTAGAGAGCTTGAACCTGATGAGGAACTAAAAAAATATGATTTATTATTATTTAGCATTGGTTCACCAGGATTAAATCATATTGGCTTATTCCTTGGAAATCAATTAGTTTTACATCATTTACAAAATCGTCTTTCATCTAGAGATTTATTGGATGAATGGCTACTAAAATGTATGGGTAGGAGGATTCGGTATGACTTTAAGGAAAATTAAACTTTATGGTCAATTGGCTGAATTTGTAGGTGAGCGTGTTTTAGAAGCGGAAGTCACAAGTGTTGCACAAGCTGTTCGTTGTTTATGTGTCAATTTTAAAGGTATTGAAAAACACATGGCTGATCAGTATTACAAAGTAATGGCCGATGATTGGAATTTATCTGAAGAAGAAATTCATTATCCAACGGGTCAAAGTGATATTTCAATTATTCCTGTTGTTGGTGGAGCTGGAGGGAATATGGGGAAAGTTCTTTTAGGAGCTGCTTTGATTGGTGTTGCTATAGCAGCCCCAGGTGCAGTTTTTGCAGCAGGTGGTGGACTTGGTTTTGGGGCGGCTACTGCGGGTACTTTTTCAGCAGCAGCTTTAGCAGGAAATATTGGTATTGGTTTAGTTCTTAGTGGTATCTCTGGCATGTTAACTCCTGTCCCAACTGTTCCTTCTTCTGAGCAAGATCCGAGAAATAGCTGGAGCTTTAGTGGGGTGCAGAATACGTCAAGGGCAGGTGTAGCCGTTCCTGTTATTTATGGCTCAAAAGTTTTAGTTGGAAGTATCGTTATATCTGCTGCTATTGATACAGTGCAAGTTGAGGTCACAGCATGACTAATTTAGTTATAGGTTCTAGTAGTGGTAAAGGTGGAAATAGAGGTGGTACTCCAAGTGAAGCAAAAGATAACCTTGATTCTAAACAATTTGCCAGAGTCCTTGACCTGATTGGTGAAGGTGAGATGGGCGGCTTGATTAATGGTGCTCAGTCAATTTTTATAGATAATATTCCTTTGCAAAATGCAGATGGTTCTTATAACTTTAGAGATGTTTCTTGGGCTTCAAGATTTGGTACTTCAAGTCAAGAAGTTATCCCTCTAACTGAAAATACCTCAACGGCTAATACTACAACATTTAGCGGGAATATTATTCAATTAGGTGCTCCTCGAAGCGTAACGATTACTAATACAAATATTGATGCTGTAAAAGTTACTATTGCGGTTGATCAATTACAAGAAATAACTGATAAAGGTGACATCGAAGGTAGTGAATTTGAATTAGAAATTTCTGTTACTTATGGTAGTGGAAGTGCTCAAATAGTAGTTGACAGTACTAATGGAAAAATAAAAGGTAGGACAGGTGATTTGTATCAAAGAGAATATTTAATTAATTTAAATTGGCCTTCTGGTGTTACGTCAGCAATGCTTACTGTGAGTCGTAAAACTACGGCTGTAGGAACCTTACCAAAGGTTGCTAATGGATTTCGATGGACTACTTATACAGAGATTACTTATGATTCATTAACTTATCCCAATTCAATGTTAGTTGGATTAAAAGTAGATGCTGAACAGTTCACAAGTGTTCCACAAAGAAAATATTTAGTACAAGGAATTAAGGTTAAGGTTCCTAATAATGCAACTGTTAATGCTGATGGAAGTCTTTCTTATAGTGGCAATTTCCTCGGAAGTCTTGGTGCAGCAGTTGTCACTAATGATCCAGCTTGGATCTTGTATGACCTTTTAACATCTAATAGATATGGCTTGGGTGATTATTTAAATACTTCTGATTTAGATATTTATTCATTTTATGCTTGTTCGCAATATTGTTCGGCACGTATTTATTACTCTTTAGATGGTGTCACTATTCAAGAACCTCGTTTTACTTGCAATGTAAATATACAAACAGCACAGGAAGCTTATACCTTAATTAATCAATTATGTTCTGTATTTAGAGCACAAGCTTATTGGTCGGCTGGTAATGTTTCTTTAACTCAAGATTCTCCTGGGGACACAAAATATCTTTTTAGTATTGCAAATGTTTTAGAGCCAGGTTTTACATATCAAACTAGTAGTCAGAAAAATAGAGCCACTGTTGCTGTTGTTAAATACTTTGATAATGACTTAAGGGACTTCAGCTATGAAGAGGTAAAAGACAATACAAACATTGCTAAGTATGGTTCAATTGTTAAGAATGTTGATGCTTTTGCCTGTACAAGTAGAGGACAAGCAAATCGACTAGGTAAGTGGTTGTTATATATGGAGAATAATGAACGTGAGACTTGTTCTTTCGTGACTTCTATAGATGCAGGTGTTGTTTGTAGACCAGGCCAAATAATAGAAATAGCGGATGAAGTTAAGGCTGGCTATAGAAGGTCGGGACGTATTAAGAGTGCAACAGCAAGTAATATCACTGTTGATGATGCTACGGGATTAACAGTATCAAACAGTCCTACTCTTTCCGTTATCCTTCCAAATGGATCGGTTGATAGTAAAAATATAAATGGTATTTCGTCGGGTGTTGTATCAGTCTCTTCTCCTTTTTCAGCAATTCCCAATGCAAATTCAATATGGGTTTATCAAAATTCAAGCATACAAACTTCTACTTGGCGTGTTGTATCAGTGGAAGAGCAAGATGGAATTAATTATGGAATAACTGCTGTTTCTTATAACTCTTCTAAATATTCAAATATTGAAAGCGGGATAGCACTTACGAGTAGAGATATTACCAATTTAAATGTTGCTCCTGATGCACCTAACTCTATTAATGCAGAAGAAATAATTTACGATAATTTAGGGATTGCAAGAGTAAAAATTATTCTTAGTTGGGATAATACAACTGATAATGCTTACGTTAGATTTAGATACAATAACAATAATTGGGAATCTAGACTTGTAGAAAGATCAAAACAATTAGAAATATTAGATGTTGTTGTAGGTATTTATAAAATAGAAGTTTATAGCGTTAATGCTTCAGGCTTAAGAAGTGTTCAGTCTGCAAATCAAACAGTTAATGCAGTAGGGAAAACAGCTCTTCCAACCCAAGTTACTGGTATAAAATTAATCCCTATTAACGAACAATTAGCGACTTTAAAATGGAC